CCCAACGGAAAGTGGTACGGCGATGAAGTGCATGGCAACAGCACTGTGACCGATGATTTCTACAAGTACTTCGGGGGTGAGGATATGAAGGGTATTGATGTGAGCGTTCACAACGGAAATATTGACTGGGGGAAGGTCAAAGCGGACGGCATTGATTTCGCTATCCTGCGTGCAGGCTTCGGCAGACTCGAAAAGCAGAAGGACGAGAAGTTCGAGCAGAATTACGCCGGTGCAAAGGCGGCAGGTATTCCGGTCGGTGCGTACTGGTACTCCTATGCGATGGACGAGGACGAGGCAAGACTGGAAGCAGATGTGTTTCTCAAGGTCATCAAGGGAAAGCAGTTCGAGATGCCTGTGTACTTCGATCTGGAAGAGAAAAAGCAGTTCGACCTTGGCAAAGAGAAGGTCTCTGCGATTATGAGAGCCTTCCTCGAAAGAGTTGAATCCGCAGGCTACTTTACCGGACTGTACGGCTCGGCATCCTCGCTCACAACGCACACTGCCGATGACATCAAGTCCCGCTACACGATCTGGCTGGCGCACTGGGTGGACAAGACCAATTACAGCGGCGCATACGGCATCTGGCAGTATTCCGAGAAGGGCAAGGTTGACGGTATCAACGGAAATGTCGATCTGGATATCTGCTACAAGGATTTCCCGACCATTATCAAGGGCAAGGGACTGAACGGGTGGGGCAAGGCAAATCCCACGCCTGTTCCTGATGAGCCGACCGCAGATACCACCGCCGCTGTGACTGTCACCATCGGCAAGGACACCTACAAAGGTACGCTCGTGAAAGCGTGATCCGTATGAGGGGCAGGGATGATTCTCTGCCCTTCTTTTTTCATATACAGTAACCCCTTATCATCTGTAAGGAGGTATGCGATGACAGATTTACAGAAACAACAGATCGCTGAAATGCGTGAAAACGGAAGCACTTATGCAGATATCGCGGATGCCTTATCCTTGCCGATCGGTACAATAAAATCATATTTCAGCCGAAATCCGTCAAGTAAAGCACCTGCCCCTGATGTTCCCCATGATATGCCAGAAATACCGTCGGGCTGCTGTAAACGCTGTGGACAGCATCTCGTCAACACACCGGGGCATCGGCAGAAAACCTTCTGTTCTTCTGAATGTCAGCGTCTCTACTGGCGTGAACATCCGAATCTTATGAATCACACTGCTATCATTCAGAAACGCTGTCCTGCTTGCGGAAAGGAATTCTCTGATTATCGGGGACACAAGCGAAAATACTGCTCACACGCTTGTTATATTACTCACCGCTACGGAGGTGTATCATATGAATCAGAACGAACTGACCTATCTTGTGACGATGAAGCTGTTTCAAAAAATGCTTGAATGTGGACTCCTGACCGCAGAGGAATACAGCGTAATTGATACAAAGATGAAGGCAAAATACCAGCCTAAAATCGGCGTAATATTTACCGATATACCGCAGAAAATCGTTGACTAATCCCTGATAAGACGGTAACATGGTAGCTGAAAGGAGGAGTGTCAAATGACCGAAAAATCGCCGGAAACCGCCCCAATCATCACAAAAATCGAGCCGGTAGTACCACTGATAAAGCCGCGCCTGAAAGTCGCTGCTTATGCCCGTGTGTCAAAGGAAACAGAACGCCTGATGCACTCGCTTTCAGCACAGGTAAGCTACTACAGCGACCTGATCCAGAAAAATCCTGAATGGGAATATGCAGGCGTGTACGCGGACAGCTTCATCAGCGGTACGAACATGGATAACAGACCGGAATTGCAGCGGCTTTTATCAGACTGCGAAAAAGGACTCATCAACATTATTCTCTGCAAGAGCATCAGCCGCCTTGCCCGCAACACCGTGGATCTGCTGAATATTGTGCGGCATCTGAAAGAGCTGGGCATTGAGATCCGTTTTGAAAAAGAGGGCGTCCACACGCTGTCAGCGGAGGGAGAAGTGATGATAACGCTTCTGGCAAGTTTCGCTGAACAGGAATCACGCTCCATTTCCGATAACTGCAAATGGGGCATCCGGAAACGCTTTCAGAAAGGAACGATCGGTACAGCGAACAAGCACATTCTCGGCTACCAATATGACGAACAGTTGCAGCGGTATGTGATTATCCCCGAAGAAGCAGAGTCCGTCCGCTATATGTTCAAATTATTTTTAGAGGGCTATTCTTATCAGCAGATAGCAGACAAACTGACTGCCGCAGGGATTCATACGATTCAGGGGAACAATTTTCAGGAAGGCTCCGTGCGGAATCACATTGTCAACGAGGTCTATGCCGGGGATATCCTTCGGCAGAAGTCTTTCACGCCCGATCCAATCAGCAAAGTGAAAGTACGCAATAACGGTGAACTGCCGCAGTATCTGTACAGCAATGCTCATGAAGCGATCATTGACAGGGAGACCTACGCATTGGTGCAGGAAGAACTGAAACGACGCAATGCAATGATGAACCCGACCTATTATTTCACAGGTCTGATAAAATGCGAATGCTGCGGAAACACCTATACACGCAAGAAAGCCAAGCAGTGCGGACGCACCTATGTGCATTGGATTTGCCGGAGTAAAAAGGAAACGGGGCGCACTTGTGAGAGCGACAACTTTGCTGAAGATGAACTTATCAAGATATGCAGGGTTACAGTTGGCGCAGATTATGAGAACAGAATCAAAGCAATGTCTGTGGATGTGTCAGGTAATATTCATTTCACACTGAAAAACGGAGAGTGCAGAGTTTGGAACAACCTGCACTTGCATCCAGCCAAGCATCCGCATACTGTAACAGACGTTTTCCTCGGCAGAGTTATCTGCGGAAAATGCGGAACGGTCTACCACAGGTCGAATGGAAAGAACCGCTGGTGCTACTGGAAATGCTACGGCAAGCAGAAGCACATCTGCGATAATGTGAACTATACCGATTATCAGCTCAGAGTGATTACAAGCCACATCCTCGGAACATCGGATTTTGATGATGAGATGTTCAACAGAAGCATTGACCAGATCATTGTCTTGGACGATGCTTTGAAATTCATTTACAAAGACGGGAGTGAAAAGATATGGCACAAGCTATAGAAAAAATCGTAACCACAATTCCGCCGAGGCTCAGCCGGTTTACCGATCTGCCGCTGACTGCTACTGTCAAGCGCAAGGTTGCAGCCTATGCCCGTGTGTCTACTGACCACGAGGAACAGCAAAGTTCCTATGATGCACAAGTATCATATTATACCGAATATATCAAAAGCCGCACCGACTGGGAGTTTGCTGGAATATTTGCAGACGAAGGCATTTCCGGATGCAGCATCAAGGGCAGACAGGGCTTTCAGGCGATGATTGAAGAAGCGTTGAATGGCGGTATCAACCTTATCATCACAAAATCCGTATCACGCTTTGCCCGCAACACTGTGGATTCCTTATCAACCATCCGCAAGCTGAAGGAGCATAATGTGGAGTGCTACTTCGAGAAGGAGAACATCTGGACATTTGATTCAAAATGTGAGCTGATGCTTAGTATATTATCAAGTATCAGCCAAGAAGAATCCCGTTCCATTTCAGAAAATGTGACATGGGGACACAGACGGCGCATGGCTGATGGTAAGGTGTCCGTCCCGTTTGGTCGCTTCCTCGGCTACGACAGGGGCGAGCACGGTGAATTGATCGTCAATGAAAAGGAAGCGGAAGTTGTAAGAGAAATCTATCGTCTGTTTCTCTCTGGTTTTACGCCGCACGGCATCGGCAAAGAGCTGACTGCACGCCATATCCCTACTCCCGGCGGCAAGGTGAAATGGACTGCATCAACTGTAAAGAGCATTCTGACGAATGAGAAGTACAAAGGTGACGCACTCCTTCAAAAGACCTTCACGCCCGATTATCTCACCAAGAAAACGAAGAAGAATGAGGGGCAGATTCCGCAATATTATGTGGAAAACAGCCACCCAGCGATCATCACGTCGGAGATTTTCGATGCGGTGCAGACTGAAATGGAAAGGCGGCAAGGCACGAAAAGCCGATACAGCGGTGTGGATATTCTTGCATCAAAACTCATCTGCGGTGAGTGCGGAAGTTCCTACAGACCAAAGGTCTGGCACTCAACAGACCAATACCGCAGAACGATCTACCAGTGTGGGCATAAGTATCATGGTACCCGTAAATGCTCTACGCCAAATCTGACTGCCGAGGCGATTCACGCAGCGTTTATTCGCTCCTTCAATGATATGATCACCAACAAGAACGAGATCATCGGAAATCTCAGGGAGTCCATCGCACTTGCATCTGATATGTCAGAACTGGAATCAAAGCGTGATGCCGCAAATAGCGAGATGCTGTTCTTGGCGGATATTGTTCAGAAGCTGATCGCTGAGAACGCTCGTATCCCACAAGATCAAAAGGAGTACAACAAAAAATACAAAACTGCGATGGAGCGATATGAAAAAGCTAAGTCCGCTTATGATGCTATTATAGCACAGATCGCTACGGAACACAAGCGGATCCAGTGCATGAAAACTTTTATTCGGAATGTGCAGGATTTAGGCGTTATTACAGAATTTGACGAGGCTCTTTGGTGTTTGCTGGTAGAGAGGGTGACCGTCTATGGGAAAGATGATATTCGGGTTGAGTTTAAGAAGTAGAAGATAGATTTTTAGGGGCTGCTGATATTATGTGATCAAGCGTTCACACAGTATCGGCAGCCCCATTTTTGTTTTTAAACTAAACAAGTAGACAGTGAATTTGCAACCATTGTGAGGGGTGGTTGCGTCCGGTTGCAACCTAATGCAACCATTGCAACCCTAAATGTAAATTGTCCCCCAAAAAGTAGACAGTAAAAATGCACCCACCCTGCAATAAATGAAGCGCAGGTAACTGTTATTGAGAAAATCCCAATTTGCAGACAGTGAATCTGCATCGTGGACACTGAAA